CGTCTATAATAAACGGGAAATCCCAGAGTATTCAAGGTTTTTGGGGTGGAATGTGTAAAATATGTGTAAAAAGGTTTTCCGGTGTAAAATATCTACACAGCCATTGTGCTAAAGATATCTACAGTGTTTTGCTCATCTTCAGCGCGTAGCTCTTTGACAATATGGGCATAATATTGCAAAGTTGTTTCGATGTTTTCATGTCCCAAACGTTCTGACACGTAGTAAATTGACACTTTTTTGTAAAGCAATACGCTCGCGTGAGTATGACGTAGTCCATGAGCGGTAATTGGAGTTATGTTCATGCTAGCAAGAATGTTCTTTAGTACCTTATTAACCCCGGTATTGCATAGCACTTTGTACTTGCTTTCAGGGCTGAAGAATACAAGCCCTTGAATATTGTTTGGCAGTCTTTCAAACAATTCCTTAAAGAGTGCCATTGTCTTGGGGTCAACTTTGATAACTCGTTTGGATTGTTCATTTTTTGTAGGTCCGAATCCTTCATGCATTTTTTTAGTGTAACCCCACGTTTTATTGATCCTTAACTCATTTGAATTAAAATTAAAGTCTTCCTTAGTCAAACCAACCAACTCTGCATATCTCAACCCAGATGTTAAGCCGAGTAGTAGGAGATAGTGGGTTAGTGAAGTCAAGTTGTTGCACAGCTCCTTTAATAAGCGACGGCTGTCGAAATAACTAAGATGTTTTTCTTCTGGGCGTTTCGAGGCTTTACCGGTCAGGACTATTCCGCGTGTAAAATCGGTTCTGATTACCCCTTCATCTACAGCATCCTTGACACAAGCTCGAATTTGGCTATTAAGTTTTCGGGTTGATTCCTTTGCTCTAGTTTCGCCGTAGCCATTCAAAAACTTTTGATACTGGCGTTTTGTGATGTTCTGGATAGGTTCTCCCGGAAAATGTTCTTGAAGCGTCTGAAGCGTGTTCAGGTAGCGTTGATAAGTGTTATTAGCTACACCCTTCTTGTAAAGCTTCACCCATGCTTCAAAATACTCAGCGAAAGGTACAAGCTTTAGCTGTGGCACAATTCCCTTGCTAAGTTCTGTTTCTACCTCTGCAGCCGCGACTTGGGCTTCTTTCTTAGTAGCAAAACCACCCTTTCGAATAGGCTTGGACTTTCCGTTTACCATGTGGCTTACGGTATATTGCCATGTCTTCCCGCGTTTTGTGAAGCTTGCCATTCGGACTACTCCCTTCTCTGGGATCGCAAATTCAACTCAACTTCAAAAGCAGCTATTTCGGCTTCTTTCTTGGTCTTAAATCCGCTTCTGCTTACTCTTTTCCTCTTTCCATCCTCGGTGAAGTTCACTTCATATTTCCACACGTCTCCACGCTTTTGGATAGATGCCATTATGATCCATCTCCTTTGTTTATGAAAACATATGTTCGGTTTTGTGGTATATATAAACAGCCTTGCGGCTGGTATTGTAAGTATTATTCAATGTTGCGGAAACAGTATGTAATTCCAAACGGATCAAAGTGTATGAAATGGTCGCCCATATCAATAAAAAGGCCATGTATTTGGCGGTATCTTTCAATTGCGGACATCAAATATTCCTCAGTTATGCCCAAGAACTCGGCTAGTTCGTGACGGGTACGAATTCCTGCTTGATGAGCCTTTTTAAAGGATTCCAGAGGGACTACATATTCATACCCCCACTGCCTAGCCCGAAGTTCTTGCTTCCGGTTAATGATAGTATTCTGGTTTAAAATATCACCAAATGATGTATAACCGTGACCGTTTTCTTCGGCAAGCACACAAGCCTTTTCGGCCCTTGTTTCAATATGTTTGTTAATCCAGATGTTTCCGTCCGAATAAAGGCCCTTTATAGTGAGCGGCATGTCCACTTCAAAAACATTCGCGTTAGTTTCACTGAGAAGCTTTTCATACAGCATACATGCAATCACTCCTGTGTTTTGCGTTGGGATTTAACAAACTCTTTAAACTTTTTGATAGTCTCAAGTTCTTCCTCGGTCCAATCCTCTCCATCGTGATGGGCAGCGATTGTACTTATTTCTTCTTCCTTCTGTTCAAGTCCGAGTAGGTGATCAAGGGAAACATTGAACAGCATTGAAAGGTGCCGAACAGTCTCTAAGCGCGGATCACCAAGACAATTTTCCCATTTCGAGATCATGCCCTTATTGATTGAAGATCCGAATTTTGAGTTTAACTTTTCAGCTAAATCATCTTGAGAAAGTCCTTGTTTAACACGCAACTCTTTAATCATTTTACCTACTGAAAATGTCATTTTCATTCTCCCTTAATTTAGATGTATCTAAAATCATATTACATCTAGGGTTTCGAAAATGCAACATTATTTTAGAAAAACAGAAAAAATGTTATTGACTTTGAAACTCTGCAGAGTTATCCTTGACCTAGGTTTCGAAAAAGAAACCCAAAGGAGGTGAGCTATTTGAACCAGATTAAGAGCCGTCGACACACTCCTTACACAAAATTTAAAGCATACTTAGATGAAACTGGCGTAAAGCAAAAGGAACTAGCTTATTTACTAGGAAAGTCAACATCAGCTCTCAATCAGAATTTGAATGGGACTGGTGGTGATTTCTCGGTTGCTGAGCTGAGGCTCATCTGTGCGACATTCAAAATCAGCGCGGATGAATATTTTTTACGCCCTGAGGTTTCGAAATAGAAACCTTGGTTTCCTGTATGAGGGGAGGTGCTACATAAATGCAACAGCTTAATGTTCAGCTTTCAATTCCTATACCGGAAGATTCAATCATCATCAGTAAAGTTGAGTTTGAGGCGCTCAAGGAGAACGAATTAGCGGGCGTGTATTGGGGCGTAAAGGATTTAGAAAAGCGAACAGGGAGAAAGATGGACTGGTTAAAAGAAAACATTCTCTACCCTTCTCGGTTTAGAAAGATCCTAGATGTTGAACATGGTGGTTTCGTTTCTTACCCAAAGGTTCAGGGTCAAGCTTGGGCTTTTCAGGCTACCAAAATGGCAGCATTCCTGGATAAGTATTTCATCTTGATTTTCGGATCAAAGGAGGAAACGGCATGATAGGCATTCACCCTGTCCACCGTCGCCTGGCAGAGCTTCACTTGATTCAGCAGCAGCGCCCATGGACAGATGCAGAGTTGTTGGAAATGATCCACTGCATGCGAATCAACGCGAACCTGATTCAACGGATCGACGGCCTCAAGCAGTTGAGCCAGCATGCCTATGAAATGGGTGACTCTGATTGGCAGCATGAGATCTGCAGCAAGATTGAAAAGCTCCAAGTATCAATGGACGCATTCTGAATGGGAGGGATTCGAATTGAATAGAAATCAAATCAACTCAACGGTGCAAAGCTGGATGAGCAAGCAGCACATGAAGCAAGTGATCAACGGCCAATTGGTCGTTGAGGATGGCAAGGTATCGCTGCAGCAAGAGAACGGCAGCCTGATTGTATTGAGCAAGAACGATCGTATCGAGGTTAGGAATGGTGATAGATTCGAGCCAGCGCCGTACTCAAGGATCATTGAAAAGGTAGATACACAAGGCTGGCCAATCTATGCAGGGCTGTACGCATCGGTAGAACAAAATGGGAGAGAGTCATCGCTTATGAGGGAACGCACCAGGACAGAGCTGGTATTGGTAGCCCGTCAAATATGTGAGCTACTAGCACATCGCGGTATTCAGCCAGGCGAAGTTGGAGAGGTGTTCGAACATGCAATTGATATCATTCGTGCTCAGGTGTTAGTAGTGCCAAAGGAAAAAGCCCCTGCTGTAACAGAGGCTGAATCGTACACAAAATACTTACCTTGCGGTACAAAAACGAAACTCAATCTATCGATTGAGATCTCAGAGCTTGATTCTAATGATCTGCAAGAAGTTTTAAGCTTCATTTCCACAAGTGCACGTCATTTCTATTTGTCAGTCGGAAACAAGCTTAGTAATATGCCTTAATCATATCTGGCTTGCCATTATATGAATCGTAGGCAATTTCAGTAACTTCAAATGATCCACTATCTGAAGTCAGGATATCGCCACATATTATGCTGGCATCCATGAGAAATGCGATATATCTTCTGCCGTTTTCATCACTGGGTAATCCTGACGCAGAAGAGACAACTTCAGAATTGCGCTTAACAGAATAATCAACTAATTCAAAAGCGAAATCATTAAAGAAAATACGAGCTGGAACAGGTAGAGTCGCCATTTCACAACACCTCCTTTCTTAGTAGAGTGACAAACTGGACACTTTCATTCTATCGAGTGAGGAAAGGAAAAACCAGACAATTAAAGGGAAGGGAGATTCACATGAGTAAAGTTCTTGACCAAGTTTCTCAAGAAGTTATCGACTACTGCCCACCTTGTAAATCAGAGATTATGTTCGGGCAGCGGGTATGGCGAGTAGGACATGTGTTGTGTTGTTCTGTTCCGTGCATGGTTCAACAAGTAAATGCAAAATCAGTTCTTGCAGGGAGGGAGGAATTTCAGCATGCCGATTCCTGATAATCTCCTGGACCATTTGGCAGATTGCTACGTTCGTGAATGTATCGATCCAGTACGGTACCCATTTGATAGATGGGCTGTTGTTCAGGCCGAGAAGCTAGGCTTCAGATTCCATTAAGGAGGTGAGAGAGGATGTCGAGGAAACAATGGTTGCGCGTATGTCTCAATCTACTTCAGATGTCGGACACCACACAATCGGCTAAAGCACGTCAGATGTTCCGTCAGCAGTACGAACATTCACTGGCCAAGTTGCCAAAATGAAAAACAGCTCCATGCGGGGTAGGAGCCGCGAGGAGCTGAAGAAATTCGGATTCAATTCAAAGTTAGTTTAGCACTATATCATTCCCAATTCAAGGAGGACTTATATATGCCAGTTCAAATCACCATTACCGGCGAAAATGCCGCTCAAGCCATTGAGGAGTTTGCAACACTGACCACATCATTCACAGGTGCAGTTCCGTCAGCCCCGACTCCAGAAGCAGTTCCGTCTATTAATGTGCCAGTAACTGCTCCATCTTTCACTGCATCACCTGCTGCGCCAGTCGCTCCTGCAGCTCAACCACAAGCTGCTGCAGTCCCGACAGCACCGGCACCAGTTCCAACCGCACCACAAGCGCCATCAACTGTCCCAACGACAGCGCCAACATACACAATGGAGCAGCTCGGTGTTGCTGCCGGTCCGATTGTAGATGCTGGTCGTGGTCCCGAGCTAACAGCCTGGTTACAACAGCATGGGGCGCAGGCGTTGACTCAGCTTCCAAAAGAGATGTATGGCGAGTTCGCTACATATCTGCGTAGCTTGGGGGCTCGGATCTAATGGAAATCGCACACGCAGAGCGGGCGCATGCATTATTGTCTGCCAGCTCTGCGCATCGCTGGCTTAAATGTGCGCCAAGTGCTCGCCTGGAGGAAACACTGCCCGATACAACATCTGGCGCAGCCAAGGAAGGCACGCTGGCGCATGAGATGGCTGAGCTTAAACTGCGCAAGTATGCAGTTGAGCCTATGGGGCCGCAGAAGTTTGCGGCTGCCATGCGCAAGTTTAAAAAGCATGAACTATACCAGCCGGAGATGGACACGCATACAACGGGCTACGTGGAGTATGTGCAATCAGTCCTTCATGCTTTCCCGACATCTCCTTATCTCGCGATAGAGCGACGAGTCGATTACACGGCATATGCACCTGAAGGCTTCGGGACAGCAGACTGCATCGTCATTGGATCCGGACAGCTGCACATAATCGATTTCAAGTATGGCAAAGGTGTACCGGTGTCCGCAGAGGACAATCCGCAGATGAAGCTTTATGCACTTGGCGCTTTGCGAGCGTATTCCATGCTGTATGCGATCGATACCGTGCATCTGGCAATCTTCCAACCTCGTGTAAACGATCAAGCTTCTGAGTGGTCAATCTCGGCCGCTGAGCTGCTTGCATGGGGGGAATCAATCAAGCCTATTGCTGCCCTGGCTTATGAGGGCAAAGGCGAGTATGTACCAGGTGATCATTGCGGGTTCTGCCGTGCAAAAGAAACCTGCAGGGCGCGTGTTGAGCTCCTGCTCTCAGTCGAGCCAATGGCACAGTTGAAACCGCCTCTGATTGGTTGGGATGAAGTTGGCGACATATTACGGCGAGCTGAGGGGATCGTCTCCTGGTACAGCGGCCTGAAGAAGCTGGCACTGGCCGAAGCACTCAAAGGTGGAGACGTACCAGGATGGAAAGCTGTTGCAGGTCGAGGCAGTAGGGACTACGCCGACTTGGATGCAGCGTTCAAGCACCTGCAGGAAACCGGCATCGATGAAGCACTGCTCTATATCCGGCAGCCGCTCACGCCACCAGCGCTAGAGAAGGAGCTAGGCAAGAAAGAATACCGGAAACTGCTAGAGGAGCCGGGACACGTTATCAGCAAGCCAGGGGCTCCGACATTGGCACCTGCCGACGATAAACGCCCAGCTATCTCAGGTCAAGTTAAGCCGGAAGATGTATTCCAGGCAGAGGCCTAGCATGGGAGAAATAGCAGATTACCACATTGACCAAATGGTGTCAGGTCGCTGGTCTAGCGGCAAATATAACCGACAAAAGGAGAATCGACAAATGACAAATCAAATCGAATCGACAAGCGTGACTACTGGTGAAGTGAGACTGAGCTATGTGCATCTGTTCCAGCCTCGTGCAAATCAACAAGGACAGGATCCGAAATACAGCACGACTATACTGATTCCTAAATCAGACTTTGCTACCAAGCAGCGCATTGATGCAGCTATTCAGGCGGCGATTAACAAAGGCGTTCAAACTGTTTGGGGCGGCGCTCGTCCACCGCAACCGAAAGTACCTGTTTACGATGGTGACGGGGTTCGTCCGAATGGAGATCCATTTGGTCCAGAGTGCAAGGGTCACTGGATACTTACGGCCAGCAGCAAGCAACAGCAGGCAGTGGTTGATATGAGTCTGAGCCCGATCATTAATCAAACCGAAGTCTATAGCGGTATGTATGGGCGGGTGAATATCAACTTCTTCCCATATGCAAATAGCGGCAATCGCGGTGTGGGTGTTGGTCTTGGTCCTGTTCAAAAGACACGCGATGGTGAGCCGTTAGGTGGTCGCGTAAGTGCAGAGCAGGCATTCGGTGGTAACGGTGGCGGCGTAGGTTACACACCGGCACCGGCTCCAACTGGCTGGGAGCAAGCAGCACCTCCTCAACAATTTGGACAGCAGCCGCCTGCAGCTCAGGCTTACCCACAGTATGGCCAACAACCGCAGCCTGGTTATGGTCAGCAACCAGCACCGCAGGGTTACGGTCAACAGCCTCCAGCTCAACCGGGATACGCGGCACCACAGCAACAACAACAGCAGATTGATCCGATCACGGGTAAACCGCTGAATGGTGGCGTTTGGGGCATCTAAGGCAGCTAGAGCAAGGGGTTCTGAAATAGAGCCCCTTTCTTTATCCCATAAGGAGGGAAAGCATGCGGAAGCTTAACATTGACATCGAAACTTACTCCAGCGTCGAAATAAAGAAATCCGGACTTTACAAATACGTGCAATCTCCCGACTTTGAAATTCTTCTCTTTGCCTGGTCCTTCGATTACGGATCTGTTCAAATCGTTGACCTGAAACAAGGTGAGCAGCTACCGGCAGAAGTGGTTAGCGCCTTAGCGGATCCTGATGTGATCAAGCACGCATATAACGCTGCATTCGAGTGGTACTGTCTCAACAAGTTCTGGCATTCCCCATTAGAGCAATGGCGCTGTACACAGGTTCATGGCTTGTATTGTGGTTATCCTGCAGGTTTGGGCGCTGTTGGTGAGGCTATAGGGATTCCACAAGATAAACGAAAGCTTGGCGTGGGTGGTTCTTTGATCCGAACGTTCTGCGTACCGAACAAACCAAGTAAGAAGAACGGTATGCGTACTCGAACCCTACCGCATCATGAGCCGGAGAAATGGCAGCTGTTCAAACAGTATTGTGTTGGGGATGTAGTGGCCGAAATGGAAATATCTCGACGGCTTTCGGCATTCCCTGTGCCAGAACAGGAATGGCATCTATGGCATCTTGACCAGCGGATTAATGCTCGCGGCCTTGCCTGCGATCTTGAGATGGTCGAAGGGGCGCTGGCGATCGATGAACAGGTTACTAGTGAGCTGAAGGCCGAGGCGGTGGCTCTTACTGGCCTAGACAATCCGAAGAGCGTCCAGCAGCTCTCAAAGTGGCTGGAAGAAGAGACAGGCGAAGAGGTTGAGAACTTGCAGAAAGGCACGGTAAGTAAGTTGATCGATGTCCTGGATGAGGGCAAGGCCAAGCGGGTTTTGGAGATTCGCCAGGAGCTCTCGAAGACCAGCACCAAGAAGTATCTGGCCATGCGGAATGCAGCTTGTGAGGATGGCCGAGTGCGCGGGCTCCTGCAGTTCTATGGGGCGAACAGAACAGGGCGCTGGGCGGGGCGACTTGTGCAGATTCAGAACCTGCCTCGAAACTACCTTTCAACCTTGGAGTATGCTAGACGGCTAGTTATAGAGAAGAAAGTCGAAATGCTAAAGCTGGTATATGGCAATGTGCCAGACACGCTCTCGCAGCTTATCCGGACGGCGTTCGTTGCACCGGATGGAAAGGTTCTGCTTGTTGCGGACTTCTCGGCAATCGAGGCACGAGTCATTGCCTGGTTAGCTGGTGAGCAATGGCGCCTGGATGTGTTCAACACTCACGGCAAGATATATGAAGCGTCGGCATCTCAAATGTTCGGAGTTCCACTGGACAAAATCACCAAAGGAAATCCTGAGTATGAATTGCGAGCCCTGGGGAAAATCGCGGAATTGGCATTGGGTTATCAGGGGGGAGTCGGCGCCCTTTCGTCAATGGATAGCAAAGGGGAGCTTTCGGAGGAGAAAAAACCTGAAATCGTAACTCGCTGGCGCAATGCAAATCGTCGTATTGCGGATCTGTGGTTCAGCTTGGAGGGCGCAGCTCTTGAGGTGATGCAGCACGGACAACCGGTTGGGATTAAGGGACTGATATTTGCCCGAGAAAGTCACTTCGCTTCTGGGCAAGACTTCTTCACGATCACGCTACCTAGTGGGCGCAAGCTTTATTATGCAAAGCCATTCATTCAGAAAAATGATTTCAATAAACCCGCATTACATTACTGGGGCGTGGATCAGACCAAAAAGAAATGGACGGTACTTAGCACATACGGTGGGAAGCTAACGGAGAACGTGGTTCAGGCAATTGCTCGGGACTGCTTGGCTGTGACGCTTGTGCGGCTAGAGCAGGCAGGATATCCGACTGTGCTCCATGTACATGACGAAGCTGGTATAGAAGCGGATAGCCCGGAACAACTCGAACATGTGCTTTCGATTATGTCGCAGCCTATTGGCTGGGCGCCAGGGCTGCCGTTGAAAGGTGACGGTTTTACAACATCATTCTATCAAAAGGATTGAGCCGCATGATAGGTTGCTTGAGACCGCATCCGGAGTCGGATGCCTTAGACGGTATTGAGTACGACGAACAATATCGAATGAAATATCATCCGGATTTTCATTTCAGTCATGGCAAACCTTTCACAGAAGAAGATCTGGAATACCTTTGTACGTTCTATGAAGTAGATGATGCACGGACTATGTCCTTCGCTCTTGGAAAAACAGAACACGCTTGCAGAACCAAGTATTCAGACTTGAAGAAAGCAGGGTTGATTACTTTGTACCGTACCAGATTCTTGGAACGTTTGGAGGCTGAACAGCCATGCTGAATAGCGATCCACTCTATCATAACGTGCCTTGGGACATTATTACGGATGATGACGGCCAAGTGATTGGTGAAGTCTTTCAATCGCTGCAGTCACCTCCAAGTAGATACGGATCCGCTAGAGGGCGGAAATGGGATGTCTCGTTGCCAAGAACATTCAATCTGAAAAGAGGTGAATCCATTGTCAGGAACCCCGATACCAAGACGTGAAAATGAATTGAAGGCTACTAATCGCAGTGAAGTAACTTCTTACTTTCTGTCCGAAGAAGAGCTGGCCAAGTATCGAGCGATGCCAGAACCGAGCAAAAATGATGGTTTGTCTGTCAGGCTTCGAATGGCCAGTAGGGAAGCTGAGAATCGGCAGCTTAAAAAGTCTGAGGCTGAAGCGAAAGGAGATTCGAACGTGACCACTGAGAAACTGAGCAAGGAACAGTATCTTAAACTGCGCGCCTTGGGCAAAACGCATGATCAGATCGAATGCATAATGAACCTGAGTAAAGGCACATTGTCGGCGTACTGGCTCCGTAAGTGGGATCTGAAAGGCGTTACCGCTGAGAAGGCTCAGGAGCTTCTGGAAGCGGAGGGGATGGACACTCAGGATCTAGTAGCGGTTAGAAATTTTGATCAGGATCTCAAGAGGGTTGAGAGCATCGCAGTATCGACGCCAGATAGCATTCAGATCGAACGCCTGATGATTGAACTGAACGAAACGAAGCAGCGAATTGCCGATTACGAATCTGAACTCGCGCGTTGGGCGCAACAAGATTCCGATAATGCGGCACGGATTGATGAGCTTCAAGAAGATATCTCTAGTTGGAAGTTGCGAGCGGAGGAACTGAAACAGCAGCGAGATGATTACAAGCGCTCTTATGAAGAATTGATTCTAGCAGCTGAGCAGAATACTGAGGAACCAGAACGGCACCCAGAAAGTGATGAGGTGGAACGCCCTTCACGTTACACATTTGGTGGCATTGAAACTATTGACTATATCCGTGCCAAGCTAACGCCTGAAGAGTTCAGAGGGTATTGCAAAGGAAATGTACTCAAGTATGTGAGCCGTGAACGTTGGAAAGGTAAAGATGAAGACTTGCAAAAATCTATGAAGTATTTGGAGTTTATGCTTACAGGGAATTAATCAGGAGGAATTATGAACAAAGTAAGATTCAAGCTATTTATTGCAGTTATTGCAACATCATTTGTGGCAATGTCGCTGTCGTTGCTTGCTTACGGAACGATTGCGGCGTTCATGTTAAATGTGTAGGAGGTAAAAAGGCCATGATCAAGACATTTAAGCTCAAGTTTTATGGGGTTGAAGAATCACAAGAATTAGATGTAACAGGGATGACAGAAGAGGAAATCAATGAAGAATTGGTCACTTGGGTGCTGGATCGCGTAGATCACTGGATCGAAGATGAAGAATGACAGACAAATTAATAAATTCATTGCATATATGTAACGCTTAAGCCAAGTTGTGAGAGAAAGTGATATCTCTCTTTCTTTCACAACTGGCGACTATGAATCAGTAGTCAACTTTTGACGATGACCAATCTCTACTGTGACTGTTTGCTTACTGGTGATAGTTTTCTGATCAGTGACAGTACGTTTATCTGAGACCGTTTTCTTGCTGTTTACCGTTGTTTTTGTAGTGTCAAAAGTAACCTTAATAGTGTTTTGATCCATCTAATCGCCTCCTTCCTAGCAGGATGCGATGCAATAGTACGGTAACGATTCTATCACAAATGGAAGTATTTTCATAGGTCGATTTAATAGAGGGGTGAACAGATTGAACAGATTGAAGCGAGCGGCAAATATTCATCAAGTGCAAATCAAAGTATTGGAAACCATGGTTGAGAACGCAAGCAAAACAGGTTTTGATTCGGTAAGTAAACATGCTTTGAATGTGATATCCGAACGTTATCGCGGAGTGGTAGGAGAGAATGAACGACTGAAAGAGCAGCTCCAAGATGCTTTAAACGCTCTTTCGCTGTATGCAGATGAAGACAACTATGTTGTTGCTTTGCTCGATGAAATGAAATCAATTGTCGAGTCTGATGGAGGAAAGATTGCTAGGAAAGCTATACAACGCATACAGGAGCAATGATGTGAAAGGGGCAAAGGCGCCATATGCAAAACGACAGACAACTAACCATATCGAGCGCCGGCAGCCGGCACTCAACGAACTGGCAGCCTCAAGTGATCTATTGGTCAGAGCTGGTGGAGCGGTTGCGGACAGCTGCACGGGGGACAGAGACGCTGACCGAGTACCTGGCCATGCCGAAGAGCAAGCAGGATGAGCTGAAGGACGTCGGTGGCTTTGTCGCTGGCTCCCTCTCCGGTGGCCGACGCAAGGCTAACGCTGTGACTGGCAGGGACGTGATTACGCTTGACCTGGACAGCATCCCTTCTGGTGGAACGATGGATGTCCTTCGGCGCGTGGATGGGCTCGGCTGCGCCTATGCCGTCTACTCTACCCGGAAGCACGAGGAGGCAAAGCCTCGGCTCCGGGTTCTCGTTCCGCTGGATCGGACGGTCACCGCTGATGAGTATGAGCCGTTAGCTAGAAAGCTGGCGGCCATCATCGGTATAGAATTTTGCGATCCTACGACGTTCCAAGCGATACGGCTGATGTACTGGCCAAGCTGCTGCGCGGATAGCCAGTATATCTTCCATTATGGAGATAAGCCGTTTCTAAGTGCTGATGGTGTGCTGGCCATGTATGCAGATTGGAGGAACATTGCCGAGTGGCCACAGGTTCCAGGAACGCAGCAGACGCATGTACGGATGGCAGCAAAGCAAGGGGATCCGACCACAAAGCCTGGCGTCGTCGGGGCGTTCTGCCGAGTGTACAACGTGCTGCAGGCGATGGAGAAGTTTTTGCCTGGCATCTATACGCCCACTGATGATGGAAGCGGACGCTATACGTATGTAGGCGGTTCAACAGCTGGCGGGGCAGTTATCTATGACGATGAAGCTTTCCTCTATAGCCACCATGCTACGGATCCATGTAGCGGTCGGCTAGTGAACGCCTTCGACATGGTACGGCTTCATCTATATGGCGATCAGGACGATGAGGCGAAGCCAGGAACGCCGACGAACAAGCTGCCATCCTATACGGCCATGTGCGCCTTCGCTATGCAGCAGGAACCGGTTGCCGGGCTAATGATGCAGGAGCGATACGAAAAGGCTATCGAGGGATTTGGAGATGATTCCGGATCCGCGCCAGTTGCTCCGGATAGCATGGACTGGATCAAGATGCTGGAGATTAATAGCCAAGGTATTCCCCAAAAGTCCAGTAAGAACGTTCGTATTGTACTAGAGAATGATCCGAATCTAAAGGATCGTATCCGCATGGATCTATTCGCTGATGCGATTATGGGGGCGGCTCCGCTGCCGTGGCCACCGCGAAATACCGAAGAGGGAATATTCCAGTGGCGTGATGATGACGATGCAGGGCTACGCGAGTACATTCATGGCGTTCTGAGCTTCCGAACAGAGGGAATCATTCAAGACGGACTAACGCTGTGCGCACGGAAGAATCAATATAATCCAGTTACTAGTTACCTAAACAGCCTGGAGTGGGACGGAGTGCCGCGGCTGGATACTTTGTTCATTGATTATTTGGGTGCAGCTGATACGCCTTATACAAGGGCTGTGACGCGTAAATCCTTCACGGCTGCCGTGGCTCGTGCAATGCTGCCAGGTATCAAATATGACACAATGCCGGTGCTTACGGGTGCGCAGGGATTGGGGAAAACAACGCTAATACAGAAGATGGGCAAAGACTGGTTTAACAATAGTATTGAGAGCTTCGAGGGCAAAGAAGCGGCAGAGATGCTGCAGGGCGTATGGATCGTTGAGGTAGGCGAGATGGGGGCTTACAGTAGGTCAGACGTTAAAACCATTAAGGGGTTCCTGAGCCGAACAGAGGACAGTTACCGCGCTGCATATGCCAGGAAGACAGAGAAGCATCCAAGGCGCTGCGTGTTCTTCGGTACAAGTAACGATGATCAATACCTCAGGGATCCAACAGGAGGGCGTCGTTTTTGGCCTATAGATTGTGGTGTTATTAGACCGACAAAACAGGTTTTCGTTCATCTTGATGATGAGGTGAACCAGCTATGGGCAGAGGCCGTTATGCGGTGGCGCATGGGCGAATCACTTATATTGTCTGATGAACTTGAAATAGAGGCAAAACGGCAGCAAGAGCTTCATGCAGAGGTTGACCCGTGGGATGGGATTGTGTCTGACTTTGCAGAGCGGCAAGTTCCGCCTGATTGGGGGAAACGGACTCTAGCAGAAAGGAAAATGTTCTGGTCTGGTGAGTTTGGCAATTATCAGGGTGAGCTTGTGCCGAGAGACCGCATCTGTGCCCAGGAAGTATGGCTTGAAGCCTTGAATGGCGACGCCAGGGGGATGAAGCGAGCAGAGACACAGCGAATCAACAATATCCTGGATAGGCTTGGTGGTGAAGGATGGGTTAAACAGAGGAATCCGTACCGTTTTGGACCTCACGGAAAAGTGAAAGGCGGATATACTAGGGCATAATTTTTGTCTACCTTCTATGTCTACTTTCTATGAAAAACAAGGTGTTTTGTCTACCTTCCAAAACATGGGTTTGTCTACCTTGTCTACTTTCAAATGGTAGAAGGTAGACGCCCAAAGTAGACGGAACATCCCTTGCCATATAAGGAGTTATTGAGTTTTGTCTACTTTGTCTACCTTTATATCTATAGAAATAAAAAATAAAGAAAATATAGAGAATATAGAGTATATATAACGCCTAAACCGCCTGATTTTGCGCGTAACGTATACGTGAGCCCAAAAGTAGACAAAAGAATTAGAAGGAGGTTCGACATGAGAGAAAGAGACATTGAGAAATATTTACGAGAACAGGTCAAGGCAGCGGGAGGCAAAGCATACAAGTGGAACAGCCCAGGGAACAGTGGCGTACCGGATAGGATCGTAATCATGCCAGGTAACTGCATTACGTTTGTGGAGTTGAAAGCCCCAGGGAAACAACCTACAAAGCTGCAATTGGTTCAACATAAACGTTTACGGGAAATGGATTGCGATGTGCGGGTGATCGATAGTATCGAGCAGGTGGACGAATTGCTGCAGGAGATGACAGGCATATGAGTCTAGCACTTGCCACTTCACCCGAACGAAAACGATATGTACCACATGACTACCAGCGGTACTGCATTAATCGGCTGCTGGCTGACGAAGCATTAGGGCTGTTTCTCGATATGGGACTTGGTAAGACGGTTATCACGCTGACAGCCATAAATGACTTGAAATACAATCGGTTCGCGATACGTCGAGCACTAGTCATTGCCCCGAAGAAGGTAGCAGAGGCTACCTGGACGAATGAGGCGAGCAAGTGGGAGCACCTGCAGCACCTGCGAATCATTCCGGTACTTGGCAGTCAGGCTAAACGGATCAGGGCATTGAACACGCCCGGCGACATCTGGGTTATCAACCGCGACAACGTAGCTTGGTTGGTAGAGCATTACCGGAACGCATGGCCTTTTGACATGGTGGTGTTGGATGAGTTGAGCAGCTTTAAGAATCACCAGGCTAAGCGCTTCAAAGTGCTGACGTGGGTACGGCCACACATCAAGCGCATTGTCGGATTGACTGGTACGCCAGCACCTAATGGATTACTTGACCTGTGGGCTCAGATCAATCTGCTTGACCAAGGCCAGCGGCTTGAGAAGTTAATCACGCATTACCGGACGAAATATTTTGAGAAGAATTATAACGGCCATGGTTATACGGCGAAGCCTGGAGCCGATGAGGTTATCCAGCAGCGTATCGGTGACATCTGCATATCCATGAAGGCCGAGGACTATCTGGAGCTACCTGACTGCGTTACAAACGTCATTCCGGTTGTACTGGATGAGAAAGCTGAGAAGCAATACAAGCAGATGGAGAAGGAGCTGCTGCTGGAAATCGACGACGATACCGAGATAACCGCGACCAGTGCTGCAGTTCTGTCAGGTAAATTGCTGCAGCTGTGCAACGGAGCGTTGTATGACGAGGATCGCAACGTTCATGAGATACACAACTGCAAGATCGAGGCGTTCACGGAACTGATCGAGCAGTTGAACGGTAAACCCGCTTTAGTGTTTTATAGCTACCAGCATGACCTTGGTCGGATCCATAAGGCCATGAAGAAAAGCGGGCTTCGGATCCGCGAGCTGAGAACACCGCAGGATCAACTTGACTGGAACGCTGGAAAGGTGGATATCCTTCTGGCACATCCGGCCAGCGCAGCGTATGGCCTGAACCTTCAGGATGGCGGTAACCATGTCGTATGGTTCGGCCTGAATTGGAGCCTGGAGCTATACCAGCAAGCCAATGGGCGTTTACATCGACAAGGTCAGAAACAGAAGGTCATCCTGCATCACCTGGTTGTACAGGGCGGAGCAGACGAGGACGTTATGGCAGCCCTAGAAGGTAAGGCAGCCACACAGGACGCATTGCTTAATGCGTTGAAGGTCAGAGCAGATAAGATCCGGAACGGAGGGTAACGGATGGATGAGATACAACGCCGCAAGGCATTTCAGAAAATTAAGACTATGACCCATGAACAGTTTTGGACATGGATGAACGGCATCCATTCACAAGCATACTTCATGGGTCAGGAGCACATCGTCGAGGCCATGAGACAGCACCCACGAATCTATCGACCTATGGTTGCGAAGGTGCTAGAGTCTGCCAAGGATATACGGGAATCGCAAGGGATGAAGGAAATCAACGTCGAGGATACGATGGAGCGATTCGTGATAAAGGAGGCAGTTAAGGATGATACCGAAAGCACAGACGACTGAACAACACGCATTAGATCAACTGCTGGCATATAAGCGTTTACTAACTCGGATTAGGGTCATTGAGACATATCCGGTTACCGGTGGAATTTTATTAAAGACTATAGCGGGAGATGATCGTCTCCAGGAGCTCCACAGCAAATTGAAAGGGTTGCCGTCATACATGTATCTGACAAAGCATGAACAGCGAATAGAGCAAACAGCGCATGCGTATTTGTCAAGGTACCCCGTCGGTACCCGAGCGCAATTAAACGAAGTTAAGAGCTGCAAGGGAGCAGATGCAGAAGACGAGAAGCTTTTAACAGAGCTAGCAAGAAAGATACAAAATGTGATTGATGCGCGCGGGGGTGGACAAGTAGATGATTTTGAGGGAGTTCTAGAGCGTATCAGTGAACTACAGGAACTCGAGTCTCAGAAGCAGTATTTTGAGTCGACGTTAGAAACACTAGGGGGGAAGTACGGACGCATTCTCTGCTTGCAGTACGTTGAATTTAAGGAGCCGATGGATATTGCTGATGAGATGGGGGTGTCACTCCCAACCTTGTACAAGTGGCGTCGTCAGGCGCTTCAAGCTTATGGAAGATTGATTGATGGCCTTGTTCCGATAAAAATGTGAGAAAAAAGCGATAAATAGTTGATAATAGAACGAGACGACAACCCCGTTTTACCCGTGCTAATATGGTAGTGTCAGAAGAATTAGAGATGTGGTCGTTTGCTACTCTGCATCAAGCGGTCACATCTCTTTTTATGCCAGTGTAGCTTAGTGGTAGAGCACAGAGAAGACGTCGATAACATGACTCTGGATGTCCTAGGTTCGATTCCTAGCGCTGGTACTTAATAAACGGATGTGGTGCAGTGGTAGCACGCTTGCCTTGGGAGCAAGAGGTCACAGGTTCGAACCCTGTCATTCGTATTAGCTTCTCTTTCTCTCTAAAGCCGTTCTCCTTGTGAGGCGGTTTTTTACATTGCAGGATTCAACTCCATCATGTCGAATAATGACACGGGAAGGGGAGAGGAGAATGAAGAATAAAAGAAACGTAATCATGGCTTTAGTAGCCGGATGTATCATAGTGCCTATCATTATTAGTCAAATCCTTAGAATCCCACTAGGAGGATGGACAATTGGCGATGAAAATTCATGGGTTGGCTTTTTCGGGGGATACGTAGGCGGGATTATAGGCGGGTTGGTTGCATTTTTTGTGGCAAGGTATCAAATTGATCGGAACTTCGAAAAGCAGATTGCTAACGAGGAAATGAACAGATTTATTAATCAAATGCCATCAATCGTAAAGATAAAATACGAATTAACGAAAGTACATAAGTGTGTAAAAGACTTGATTGAAGCTATAGATATAGGTAAAAAAATATTTAAGGACAAAGAAGATTGGCTAGACGACCCTTTTTCCATGTACCAATTGAATGAATCAAACTGGAATTCACTTGATAGTATTGATGATGTAGATATATGTACAGGCTTAGTAGAACTAAAACATAAATACATTGATTTATATACCATTATGACTTTTGATATATTTGGAGCTGGAGCATCCCTGCGAAGGCTCGAAGAAGAAGGATCAGGAGTTAGTTTCGAAAAAATAAAAGAGGCATCGATTTCGGCTGGTAAAATACACAGGATAAGGGAAGAAAGAAAGATAATAATTAATGGTGATATGCTAACAAAATTCAGTGAGGACATTGAAAATGCTATTGAGATTTTAGAAATACTCTTACAAGTAATAGGGGAAGAAAAAGAAGAGAGAAGAAAGCTGATACAATAATTTATAAAAGCTGCTACTTGTCAGCAGTTTTTTTATAGGAGGAATTACCTTCCTTTTGTCGAAACATGAAGACAAGGAGGGTGAAGCCAATGAGTTCTTTTAGACGGTTAATGAAAGATAAAGTTACACTTATAAAACAAGCCGGTCAAGAATACCCAGATGTATCGGCCTCAGTACAAAAAAATCAAATATTTATTATGGATAGTAACTTGCCAATTGAAGAAGGCGACAGGTTTACAAGAACATTATCAAATGGGTTGCAAGAAAGTTACCTAATTTTAGATAGAGGTTTTCGTGAAAGGGTGGGAGGAATTAGAGCTCACTATCAATGCGAAGTTCAAAAAGAATCATCAATGCCATATAAGCAACAACAGTCAACAAGTATCACTTACAATTTACACGGGGCTAACCCAAGAGTAAATGTCAATTCAACAGACAGTTCAGTAAATATTCTTAACGGCAATGTGTTTGATGAATTGAAAGCAGCAATAAAAAGTAGTAATGTTCCAGAGCAAGAGCAAGAGAAATTAGTCGAAGCAGTAGAATGTTTAGAGGCGACAAAAGAAACACCTTCATTTTTGAGTAAGTATAAAGATTTCATAGAGGTAGCAGCAAATCATATATCTGTCGTTTCTCCATTTCTGCCTGCGATCACAAAGTTTTTGATATAAAGGTTAGTCAATAGCACCCATCGCGGTGCTTTTTTAATATCATTGGATATGAAAAAGCGGCCAATGTTATGGCCGCCGATCAATGCCTAGAGCTTCGCGAACAGACTGTTGAAGAAGTTGGGAGAAATTAAGTCCCGCTTCATTTCCAGCATCGCGAAGCCATTTTGGCATTGTGCAGTTTTTAGTTACTGTTTCATCGTCGCTTGGAGGAATAACAAATACCTCCACATAGATAATTCTGTCGGTCGGCTCTTCTAACTGGATCGAACCAATCTCAGAAGGCACCGGAACCGGTTCGTTGTTGCCGTTGAGTTCTTCGATACGATGAATCAACATAACCTTTGCGTCCTTGATACCCGCTACAACAGATGGAGCAGTGACTGCGGTACCTGGGAAATCCGGAAAGTACATACTCACTCCTGTAGGCGTTTCTTCGACAACAACCGGATAGATGTAATTTGGCACTGGTTAAGCCTCCTTTGCTTTTTTCGAAGGGAGGATTGGGGAACATCACATCAGGGGTTAAAACTCGACCCCTGATGTTCGTTCGATGTTTTTTAGAGTACCCTTTGCGATCACATCGCCGTTTGAGTGAAAACTCACATCGGCGAATCGCGAAGGATCATCTTTGTGTATGTACCGTTGGTGGCTTGTTGCTTTGCCGTGATTGGGTGATTTTTGGAACCCTGCGGCTTTTAGTGCTTTTAATACTTCCCTAGCGGTACGTTGTTTCCCCAATTGTTTCTCCCTCCCTTCTGATAATATTATAACACGCATTAATAACGCGTGTCAACAATTAATGCGCATAAATTATGCGTGTTTAATGGAGTTGAGAACATGTCAGGTATTAGCGTTGATGACCTATTTAAACACATTCAGAAAAATGCCATGGAATTAAACAAGCTGCTACCTACAGCAGAGGAAGCCGCCAAGTCAGCACATAAGCATTTGAAGATGGTTGAATACCATCTGGATCAAGCAAAGGGGTGAAAGTCGTGAATTGTACCTGTAACCAGTGCAAGCATGAATTTGATATTGACGTACAGAGTCGAGTCTTATTCGATGATGTGGAAGAGATGTATTTCACTTGTCCGAAATGTTCGGAGCATTACAGGGTGACGGTTTCTAACACTGACATTCGAAAGAAGATCAAGCAGATCCAGAAGGCTACGGCCGACGGGAACGTGAACCGCATGAAGAAGCTGAAGAAGCAGGTAAACAAGATGGTCGAGGATCTCAAGGAAGAAGTGAAGAACCACGGATAAGCGTACGGATAGACTGACCCCACCTACTACTGGGAGGTAGGTTCTTTCCAGGGGGGTGGGGGCTATGCGGGTGCTCGCGACCCCGAAATCCGACCGAGTATGAATTTTTAAAACCATTGTGCATGTGCATGTTAGGAGGTGTATTGCGCTGGATATCGAAAAACTATTTAAAGTAATTAATGACAAAGTATGTATATCTTCAAAGGGCATTCAAACTGTACTCGGTATCCACCGGAATACGCTACAGAACTATGTAAAACAAGGTTTGGAGAGGGTACAAACCGGTTGGTTCGAGTTGACGGCTGTAATTGATTTTATGGCCGAGAAAAAGGGTGCTGATTCGGAAGACGGAGAAGAATCACTTGCACAAATGAAGCTCCGGTATGAAGCACTTTTGAAGAAAGAGCAAGCCGAAGCGGCCACACTTAAAAACGAGGTTGAGCGCGGCGAATTTATAAGACGAGATGATGCCGTTGCTGATATGCAACGGTTTTTTGTTACATTGAGGCGTAGCATGGCAGGCTTCAGTCGTAAAATAGCCAACGAAATCGCACCATATGTGGCACCAGAGCAGGCACGACAGATCGAGCAGAATATAACAGATGTAACGCATGGCGTGTTACTGCAGATGTCCGTCAGGGGGGTATACGATGCCAAAAAGCAAGCCAAATGAAGTAGCACCGTGGATAGTTGAGGCTGCAGGTGTTATGCGACCACCGGAAAAGCTAACGGTATCCGAGTGGGCGGACAAGTATCGGGTTCTGGATAGCAAGACATCTGCAGAGTCCGGTCAATGGAGTACCGATAGAACGCCGTATCTTCAGGGGATTATGAACGCTCTCAACGACTACAGGGTTGAGGAAATTGTTTTCGTAAAGCCTACTCAGGTAGGTGGTACGGAGACGTTGAACAATATCCTTGGCTACATCATTGCTCAGGATCCTGACCCAGTTATGGTTGTTTATCCAACGCTGGAGCTGGCCGAGTACACGTCGAAAAACCGACTCGTTCCTATGATCCAGCTGAGCCCAGCGACCGCTAGAAAGTACCGGGCTGACGACAGCAAGATCCTTGAGCTCCAACTGGACGGGATGCTCGTCACTTTGACAGGGGCTAATAGCCCGTCGTCGCTTGCTTCTCGCCCTATCAGATACCTTTTGATGGACGAAGTGGACAAGTTTCCGAAAAACGCCGGAAAAGAAGCGGATCCTCGTGCGCTTGCACGGGAACGGACACGAACCTTTAACTATAATCGAAAAATCATCCAGACATCGACGCCGACAGTGCGATCCGGTCCGATATGGAGTGCCCATGAAGGCTGCGACTCAAAATTGGAATACTATGTTCCTTGTCCACATTGTGGTCACTATCAGACGTTCATTTTCAAACGGCGGGAAGCTGGCGGTGGAATTATCTACGACAAGACAAAAACGCCAGATCAAATTCGAATGACCGCCTATTACGAGTGTGAGAAGTGCCTAGGAATGATTCGAGATATGCACAAACCGGCAATGCTCAGGGCAGGAGAGTGGCTAGACAAGGATGGAAAATTTACGCTTGCAGGGAAAACGTCGTTTCGTATGAATGCGATCTACAGCCCGTGGCTGCGGTTCGGCGACATTGCTTATGAGTTTGTGACAAGTATGCACGAACCTGAACTGCTCCAGAACTTTATTAACAGTTGGCTCGCAGAGCCCTGGGAGCAGACAACTGTCAAAATGAACAGTTCGGAGTTGGCGAAGCGCTCCAGTGGATTCGATGATGGTATTGTTCCGCCTGGAACACTGCTGCTAACTGGTGGTGTGGACGTACAGAAGGATCGATTCTATTACACGATCCGGGCATGGGGCGAGCGTATGACCAGTTGGAACGTCCGCCATGGCTTCTGTGAGACGTGGGACGAGATCGAGGAGATTATGAACTTACCGTATTACACTCCGGATGGCGTTGAGTTTTTCGTCGCGTTGTGTGGAGTCGATTCCGGCTACAACGCAGATGATACGTACACGTTCTGCGCGCTTAACAGTGAATGGTCAGTCGCCGTTAAAGGGGCGTCCGGAACTGTTAAGGGGAAATTCAGCTTGACTACCTTAGACCGTATTGAGCGAGGTCTATTTGGTATCAGGCTTTTTATGCTGGATACGAGCTATTACAAGGACTTTATCTCCAACCGGATAAATCGGCCTACAGAACAACCAGGTGCTTGGCTCGTATACGAGAATTGCGACGAGTCTTATGCTTCCCAGGTGACAGCGGAACACAAAGTGAAAAAGAAGATCGGAAACAAGACAATCGAAGTATGGGAGAAAAAGACGACGAGCGCAGATAACCATTATCTAGACTGTGAAGTTTACGCAGCATTTGCCGCCGATTACCTGGGTGTGCGGTACTTGAAGCGTATGCCTTCCCCTCCATCTCCACCAGAATTGTCAGTGCAACAAGCACGACCACCAGTACACAGAAGCAATTGGGTGAAAGGAGGATAATGCCGATGGATGATCAGCAAAAAGAACAGCTCAGAGAACGTTTGAAAAAGATAAACGAAGCGATTGACGCCGTAATGTTCGGTGGCCAGGAGTACACGATCGACAATAGGCGTCTGCGCCGGGCTGACTTAGGTACGCTTCTTGCGGAGCGGGATCGGATAGAAAGACAGCTTGCGATAATCGATAATAACGGCATCTTCACGGCTGCCGCCTTTTGGAGGAGGTGAAACTAAAGAATGAACGTATTCGATCGAGCGATTGCTGCAGTAAGCCCGCGATGGGCATACAAGCGTGCAGCATGGCGTCGTGGAATGGCCGTCTTTGATTCAGGCAGCGTTGACCGACTCTCGCTTAACTGGAATCCACAATCTGGATGGAATGAGCAGCGCGTTAGGATGGAGCGCGAACGGATCCGGGCAAGGGCGCAGGATATGGAACGAAACAGCGACATCGGCAAGGCTATCCTTGCTGCGTTCCAGCGCGGCGTCATTGGGGAAGGATTGGCTCTGCAGTCAAAAGCGGAGGACGGTACGGCCGAAATGATTACGAAGCAGTGGAAAGAATGGACGCAGGCTGAGAATTGCGACGTCACTGCTGCTCAGGACTTTACGGAGATGCTAGAGACGATACTAACCCGCCGAATTGTAGACGGCGGGATTTTTATTTACAAGGCCGTTACCGACGACAAAAAATACCCGTTTAAGCTGCAGCTTCGAACCGTGGATGAACTTGATACGACGCTAACCGTCACCAATATTGAGCCTCCGAATGGTAATGAGGTTGTTGATGGTGTTGAGATTGACGCCTGCGGAAGACATGTCGCATACCACTTTAAAAAGTACAAGGGTACGCTGCAGGTGCAAGGAGAATCTGTCCGTATACCTGCAAAAGACATGATTTTCTGGCACCACAAGTCGGATCCGCGTCAGGTTCGAGAGATTTCCGAGCTGGCGACATCGCTCAACCGGGTTAAGGATGTGAACGAATTTTTGGAGGCAGTGAACATCAAAGAACGGGTTCTAGCGTGTTTGGCCGTGTTTGTTAAAAAGGCACTCCCTGCTGGCGTTTCCGGGCGGTTGAACAACATGATCAAGCCGACCGAGGGGCGATATGACAGTATGTCGCTTGAGCCAGGCATGATAGGTGAATTGAACCCTGGCGACGAAGTACAGACGGTCATACCTTCCGGTCAATCGTCAAATGCCTCTCAGCACGTCACGACCATGTTGCGCTTGATTGGTGCTAGCGTGGGTCTGAGTTATGAAGCAATCAGTCGTGACTTAGGAAACGTAACGTATTCTAGTGCTCGGCAGGGTGTTGTGGAGGACAGAAAGACGTACAAGCGCTATGTTCGCTCGCTCGTCAATCGGGTTTTGACACCGATTTTTTACGAGTTCATTTCAACTCAGGTCCTTGTTGGAGCCCTGCCGGTACCGCCGAAAGCGGATATCGCGGCGCTTGCTAAGCACGCATGGATTCCGTCAGGGTCTGCTTGGATCGACCCAACGCGAGAGGTTGCAGCCAACAAGGTAGCACTTGAGACCAGCCAAACCACCCTTGCTCGGATTTGCGCAGAAAACGGGGAAGACTGGCGTGAAGTCATTGAGCAGCGCGCTGCCGAGCGGCTGCTCGAACAAAAACTGATGAAAGGAGATACAGAAGGTGCCCAAAAATCAAATTCCGACACTGCTGCATAGGGATGGTCCAGAGACAGGGCAACTAACTCGTGCCTGGAGCATTGATGGATCAACCGTAAATGAGGAGGAACGCACCGTTGAGCTGTCTTTTTCATCTGAAGAGCCATACCGTCGCTGGTTCGGCAATGAAATTCTGAGCCATGACAACGGAGCTGTTGATTTATCACGGTTGCAGGAAGTTGGCGTTCTACTCTTTTCCCACGGCCGCGACGCCAAATATGGACGAATGCCTATCGGAACGATAGAAAAAGCATGGACGGACTCAAATACGCGTAAAGCCCGCGCCCTTGTGCGCTTTGACGATGACGAAGACTCGGAAAAGGTCTTCAGAAAAGTCGTCAAAGGCGTAATCAAGGGCGTTTCTGTTGGCTACAGCGTAACCAACTGGGAGGAAGTCAAAGCGGGAAGTACATCCGCGAATGGTCGCCATCAAGGACCAGCATATGTGGCTCTGAAGTGGCAGCCATTTGAAATTAGTATCGAGCCAACACCGGCCGACCCAACGGTTGGGGTAGGTAGAAGCGCTGAGCCAATGCCAGCGCCACAAATAAATGAAGGAGATGACAACAATATGCCAGGATTGAAGCACATCGCCCTTGCGGCACAAGGATTGACACACGCACCAGATGCAGGAGGAGCACCAGGCGCAACATCGGGGGCAACCCCGGTTACTGAACCAGCAGTTCGTTCAGCGGAGCCAGACGCAGCTGCACTCGCACGAGCAGCGGAGGCGGAACGTACACGTACAACGGCGATTATGGACTTATGCCGTTCCTTTTCGGTGGATCCAGACGAATATATTCGTAGCGGTACCACGGTAGCCGCTGTAAAGGACGCAATTCTTGAGCAGATGCGCACCGCAAGACAACCGCAAACACCGGCTATAGGCAGCGTACATGTGGGAGCTGAGGAGGTCGACAAGATCCGCGCAGCCGCTTCTGATGGTTTGCTAATGCGTGCCGGTGTTCGCGTGGCGCAGCCAGCACCTGGAGCTAACGAGTTCCGCGGTATGAGCTTGCGTGACATTGCGATTGATTGCGCGACTCGATCCGGAGTGACTAATGCACATCGCATGAGTGATGAGGAACTGATGCGGACGGCACTGCAACGAGACGGAAGCAATATGTATCCAGATAGCACGTTCCAAGGGATCCTTTCCAATGCAGTGGACAAAACGCTGTCCAATGCATACCAAGAGGTTCCAACAACGTTCCAGGCATGGACATCGACAGGCAGCAACAGCGATTTTAAAGCAGCTGAACACTACCGTATCAGTGAAGCGGGCGAGTTGGAGCTAACGAAGCAGAACGCGCAAATCCCATTTGACGATGCAATGAAAGACGAAAAGGTAACGAAGAGCGTTCTGACCTATTCAAAACGTTGGGGCTTTACGCGAGAAGCATTTATCAATGACGACTTGTCCATGCTCAACCGTGTGCCACGGGCATACGTGGCAGCTGCAAAACGAGGACTTAACCGCCTCGTATATCAAATGTTAGCAACAAATCCTGTCATTTTTGATGGCAAGGAGTTGTTCCATGCTGATCATAAAAACCTGGGAACCATCTTAGATGTGCCGAACGAAAAGACGATGAACGAAGCACGCACAGCAATGCGCCTACAAAAGGCCATTCGCGGCCTGGCTACACTCAACCTGACGCCGAAGTACATGCTCGTTCCGGCAGCGTTGGAAACAGCTGCAACGAAGTTTATCTATTCGCCTACTGACATGACAAGCAACAACAGTTCTGTTATCAACGTGTTCCGGAACGCTACTACACTTGTTGTGGATGCGGAGCTGGATGCTCATAGTCCTACAGCTTGGTATCTGTCAGCGGATCCGAGCGCCGTCGACACGATCGAAGTCACATATCTGCGCGGACGTGAGGAGCCAACGTTGGAAACACACGTTGCTTTTGATCGTTTGGGCATGGAATTCCGCATCTACTTCGACTACGGCGTTACAGTTCTGGATAGCCGAGGACTGTACATGAATGCCGGTAAATAAGGAGGATCCACATGACTAAAAAACTGATTGCGAAAACACCGATCGGCTATGCCGGTCACCTGCTTTCCCGTGGCGACAATGTACGTGAATACATTCATGATGAAGAGTTCATCAAATTGCTCATCGAAGGTGGCCACGCTGAGGAAGTAGAAGTGGACGAGCAGCTGGAAGTTGAGCAGCCTGCAGCTGAGGATCCGGAACAACCAGCACCAGAAGCTCCGGAAGCACCGGCTGCGGAAGAGCCAGCAGCTGGTAAAAAGAAAAATGAAAAGCTTCAATGATTTCTTAAACGATGACTTGTCCATCTTTGTTAATCCAGTCGAGATGGGCGAAACGGCTATCGTCGACGGCAAGGAGTTGTGTGTGACTATCACGCACAACTCCAATGACGAAAAAAAGCGGCTTATCTCTAGAGGGTACGACATCGATCCGCAGGGTGTGTATAACGTTATGATGACGATGTATGTACGCCTGACTGATCTAGGCTATGTGCCGGTTAAAGGGGATACCATGATTGTGAACAAGAAGGAATACACAATCATAGGGGCTGGAGAGGAAAAAGGGCTTGTCACCGTAAGATTGGAGCGAAACGGCCATGATTACATCTGATGCGCGTGAATTTAAACAGGCTGCTATAGCCGTTAAAAAGATTGCCCAGAGAGCACCCAGGGCAGTTAACCGAGCTTTCAAGCGAACCGGTCAACGACTCCAGACATTGGCTGTACAGGAAGTCCGCAAGGAATACCTTATTCGCGCTGGAGATGTGCGAAAGTATGGAAACCTGCGCCTGACTCAGACAAATGATGAGCTGGTGTTCAGATCGAAAGGTCAAAATATACGGCTCATCAAGTTCAAGACAACGCCGACGCGGCCTGTAAAGCGACGACCCAAAACGTTAAAAGCTGCCGTAAAACGTGGTAACAAGAAGCCCATAAGTGGGGCATTTGTACAGAATATGCGAAACAGCAGCCTGGGCGTATATCGCCGTACAGGAAAGAGCAGGTTGCCAATCGAGCAGCTTTACGGTCCTGGTGTACCGATCATGCTCAACTCGGCTAAGATCCGCGACAAGCTGCAGATAGAAATGACAAAGAAGCTCGAAGAACGTCTTACTCATGAGATGGATCGAGCTATGAAGGAGGCCGGATTTAATTGACTGTTTCACTCCTAGTACGTAACCTGGCTGACCACCTTCGAGGAGTATTGGCGACGTACCATACAGCCCAAGGCGCAAAAGCAGGTGAGCTGGATGGCGAGTACAAGCCGGTTAATGTGTTCGAATGGTACGTTCCCTTGCCGGATCAAAAACGACGGGAATCGGATTATCCGTTTATCGAGGTGCGGCCATATCACGGGAAGCGTAATGACGATGCACGTTACGTGTCTATAGAACTCACTTGCGGTGTATTTGGCCGTGCCGAAGAAGAAACGGACGGTACCAAGAACATGAGCCCCGGAGCGTACGCTCTAATTAATCTAATGGAGTATGTAGAGACTGAACTGCTCCGTCAGCCAGTCATTGGTGGCCGGTTCCGGATACGTCCAGAATATGAATGGACCATCCCAGAAGAGCAACCGTATCCGTATTTCCTAGGTACGGCCATTACAACATGGGATTTACCGAACATCATAAATGAAAAAGGAGCGATAAAAGCATATGGCTGATTTTTTCCACGGCTCGCGAGTTCGCGAGAAAGATACACCAGTAACAGGCACGACAGTATCAACGTCGTTGCCTGTTTTTTTTGGCACTGCGCCAAAAGGACCGGTAAATGAACCGGTTCGCGTATCGTCAAAAGCGGGAGCTGCTGCTATCTTCGGTTATTCGATCGACTTCGATAGCTATACACTGCATGAAGCGATGGAATCACATTTTACATTATATAAGCAGCGTGATGCGATCTTTGTAAACGTTATGGACGTGACAAAGGCAAAGAAGAGCAACACAGCCACGATTGACCTATCGAAGCCGGAAACGGAGACGGCAATTTTGTATCCAATTTTGGATTCCGTTACCCTCAAAGCCCAAGCTGATTTAACAAAGGGCAAAGATTATGAGGTATCACTAAACGATGAGGGTTACCTGATCATCACGATTCCATCCGGATCCAGTGTAAAGTTACCTGCAACTGGATTGACACTCACTTGCGATATGCCAGATGCTAGCAAGGTCAAGAGTACAGACATTATAGGGGTAGCTACGGATGACACTCGGACAGGCCTGGAACTCCTAGATTACATGATGCCACTTTTGGGCGATGTCCCTAAGTTGGTTCTTGCGCCGAAATTTAGTACGGATCCGATAGTGGCCGACGCGATGGCCGCGAAGGCTCAGAACATCAACGGCATTTTCAAGGCAATTACGCTGATCGACATCGATACAAATGCAGCCAAAACGATTGCAACTGCAATCGAAGGGAAAAAGGCAAACGATCCAGGTACCTATGTTTGTTGGCCAAAAGTAGTACGCAATGGACAGCAATATCACATGAGCACACATGTTGCGGGCATTATTGGAATGATGGACACCGCCAATGGGGGTATCCCAACAGCATCTCCATCAAACCGTCAAATGGTTGCAGACGGCTGCGTGCTTGCAGATGGAAAAACTGTGCTGCTAGGTATCGATCAGGCTAATAAGCTGAATGAGCAAGGTATCGCTACCGCTATGAGGTTTGTGAACGGATTCGTACTGTGGGGCAATAGAACCAGTGCATTCCCAGCAAATAAGGACATGAAAGACAACATGCTCGCTTCAAAGCGAACTATGTATTGGATCAACAATTTTGTGATTACGGACACGTTCGAGGATGTCGATCGTCAGGTGAATCGCAATTTCATACAGATGATCGTGGACAAAATTAGCATTAAATTTAACGGACTGGTATCTGCAGGTGCAATCCTTGGCGGTCGAATTGAATACGATCCGACTGAAAATCCAGAATCAGCCCTGTTGAATGGAATTATTCGATTCAAGATTTTCGTAGGCTTAACGCCAATTGCGGAGGATATCGAGTTCACGCTTCAATTCGATACCAATTACTTGAAGGCCTTGGCAGGCTAATTAAGGAGGGAACGACATGCGTAATCAGATTGACGAAAAGTTGATAGAATACAGCGTCTTCAAAGATTCGGATCTGTATTTAGGCACAGCTACTGTGCAGCTCCCGAACCTACAAGGGATTACGACGCAGATCAAAGGTGCAGGTATCGGTGGCGAGTTTGAGAGCATCACGCCTGGCTACTTTAGCTCTATGACAATGAGTTTCAAATGGCGTACCGCTCCGGAGCCATCAGCTGTTATTCTCATGGAACCTGTGGCGCATCTTATTACTTTTAGATCAGTCATCCAGCGTTTTGATAAGACGAAAATTAACTACTTCGATGTTGGTAAAAAAATTACCGTTAAGTGCTTCACTAAAAATTTTGATATGGGTCAAGCGGACAATCTGGCAACGATGGACGCCTCGACTGAGCTTGAGGTGTTATATATAAAATCGGAAGAGGACGACAAGGTTCTTTTCGAAGTTGATAAGTTGAACAATATCTACAAAGTCAACGGTCGAGACTGGAGCGAAAACCGACGCCGGATGCTAGGACTGTAAAGGAGAGAATAAACGATGGCACAAGTCTACAAGCTTAAAAAGCCTATCACATTTGAGGGCAAGGAAGTTTCAGAACTGACTCTCGATTTTGAGTCCTTGACAGGCCAAGATCTAATTACTGCCGAACGGCAATACGTTCGTTCTGTTCCTGGTAACGAGATGGCCAATCTGAAGGAGCTCATGAAAGAGATGCAAGTGTACATTGCGGCTTTAGCAGCGAAGTGTCCACCAGAGCTAATTCTATCCCTGGGGCTTAAAGATGCGGCGGAAGTTACACGCCTGGTACAAGTTTTTATTTTGGGGGACGAATAGAGGAAACGAGTTTAACACGGCTGCTCCGGGAACGGGCGGCCGTTCTTTCTATTCGCTTTCATTCCCCCATCTCGTACTGGCTATCGTTACCGCTGGATGAGCTCCAGGAGTGGGTAGACATATCCGAGAAAATAGGTGAAAGCCGATGAAAACATATGAAATAGCGTATCGACTAGGAGGCCAATTGCAGGCCTCCTTTTTGCGTTCGATGGGTGGAGCTGGAGCAGAGATGCAAAAGCTCTACAACCAGACGCAAAAAGTCGATAAGGGCATAAGGAAGCAAGCCAATGCGCTTGATGCGCTTAAGTCCAAGATTGCCGGAACTGCTGCCGGTATTGGCGCTGGTGCTTTCGCAATGGCCAGCTTCAAAAAGGCAATCGACTTCGAACAGCAAATCTCAAGCATCCAGGCTGTCAGCGGTATCGCCAAGCAACAGATGGGCGAGATTGAACAGCTGGCGCTAGACATGGGAGCTAAGACGAAGTACAGCGCATTAGAGTCTGCCCAAGGTATCGAGGAGCTGGTGAAAGCTGGCCTATCGATCGACAAGATCAAAGGCGGTGGTATCGAGGCTGCTCTTAACCTTGCTGCTGCAGGTAACTTGGAGTTGGCTGACGCTGCAGAGATAATGTCCACAGCCATGAACGCCTTCCGGAGCGACGCCATGGAAGCATCTCATGCAGCCGACATGCTGGCCGGGACTGCCAATGCCTCCGCAACGAACGTTATGGAACTGAAATTCGCACTTGCTCAGGCTTCAGCTGTCGCTTCTGGTGTCGGATTGAGTTTTGACGATACTAACGCGGCACTTGGACTCTTTGCTAATAACGGTTTGAAGGGATCCGACGCTGGTACATCGTTGAAAACCATGCTCTTGAACCTTACACCAGTCACGGCGGATGCTATAGGTGAGTTCGAACGGCTCGGACTTATGACCTTCGACGCAACTAAAGCCTTGCAGTTCCTACAATCGCAAGGCGTGAAGCCAGCTTCCACAGCTACGAAGGATATTGTCGACGCCATGATGACATACAGCGCCAAAACTGAGGGCGCTAAGGTTGGTTCTGATAAGGCGAACAAGGCATTCCGTGAAATGGCCTTTAATGCTGGCGCTATGAGCAGCGTATTTTACGACTCCGCAGGTAATATGGCGAATCTCGAAACGATTAGCGGTGAGCTAAACAAAGCGCTCAAAGACCTAACATCACAGCAACGTCAGGTTGCATTGAAGACGATGTTTGGTACGGACGCTGTTCGTGCCGCGAATATCTTGTACAAAGAGAGCGCGCAAGGGGTTAAGGACTTCTATGCAGAGGCAAGCCGGGTTACTGCCCTGGACGTGGCCACCACGCGCCTGGACAATGCAAAAGGTTCGGTCGAGCTATTCCGTAGTGCCATGGAAACATTGCAGATTACAGGTATGAAGGTATTGAGCCCGACGCTCAAAAAGCTGGCCGATCTAGGCACAGAAATAGCCTCCAAGCACGGAAAAGCCACTATGGTACTCGGCGGCATAGCGTTAGCTGCCTATCCAATTACAAAGGTAACACGAGGAGTCATAGCACTCACTCGTGCTGTAGGTGGATTCGGTGTTGCTGTTCGTCTCCTATCTGGTCCAGTTGGTTGGGCTATTGCGGCCACAACTGCAATAGCTGGCGGTATATACCTTATTTCCACCCGTAGCCGACGAGCTAGAGAAGAACTATTGCAGTTAGGCAAGCGAATGGAGACGTCTTTAGGAAATTATAAGCAAGCTGATGGCCAACTCAAGAGGATGAACCAACTTCTAGCCGAATACGATCGTCTGAAGCTAAAGATCGATCAAGCTAAAGCGCCAGCGAGTGAGTTAGCAGCTGCTCGTGAGAAGTTGAGAAAGGTTGAACAGCAGCTCATCGACATGAACCCGGAGATCCTGAAGGCCGAAGATGCCAAAACAGGGCGATTGCGAGAACAGGCTGGATTGGAACGAGATCGACTATCAACGAAACAACGATCTGCAAAATTGGATCTGCAGGCGGCTGTGAATGAGGCTCAGGCAAAAATGCCTGAACAGAAAAAGATGTACCAGGATGCAGTAGCCGATCAAAAGAAATGGGATAAAGAATATCAATTAAATATTGAAAAGGCTCAAACATTGATTGAGCTCAGGGAAAAGGCGCTTAAATTACAATCCGACAGGGATTCGGGTAAAGTTGACGCTCAAAGAGAACAGGCACTCTTACGCGAAGTACAAGATAAAACGGGAATAAAAATGGGTGTCTCTGTTAGTGCAGATTCACTGCAGAACGGACTAGATCAAGCGATCAAGAAGCAAGAAGAGGCAAATAAGAAAAAAGCTGAAGCAGAGCAGATAATTCGAGAATTATCAGATACAGCCCTGTCGGCACTGAACAACTTCAAGGAGCTTACAGCAATTGAGCAAGGGCTCGACGTCCCTCTTGAAGAAGCTGCAAAGAAGTATAGTCAGCTTACGACGGAACAAAAGGCTAAGACTGAAGCAGTTATCAAAAAGGTCAATGAGTTTGCGCAAAAGCTTGAGGGGTTGCCGAATGTGAAAACTGTGGAAATCACCACCCTGTTCAAGCAAATAGGGCAGCTTCCACCAAACATTCAGCCTCCTTCCTCTCGCGATGTTCCGACTGCACCTGGAGGCTTCAAAGCATATGCCGATGGCGGTATAGCATTTCGTCCTCATCTGGGGTTGACTGCTGAGAAAGGTCCAGAGGCTATGATTCCTCTTGCCTCGAACAAGCGAAGCCGTGCGCTATCGCTTTATGATCAGGTTGGCAAGGCATTGGGAGTTAGGGATTACGCTTCAGGCGGCCTGAAATCCAAGTTACAAAGATCCGGTGTATCCGCACCTGTAGTAAATCCTATCAATCTTTCATTTGGCGACTTTAATGTCACGGTACAAGGTAGCGCAGATGAAGGCGCAATGGCGCAGCTTCGTCGCGAGATGGAGCAACACAAGCGTAATATTCTTGCCGCTGTCCAGGAAGCAACCAGACAGAAAGGGCGTGTCAGACTTGCCTAGATACGTAACTACCCAGGGCGACACCTGGGACATGATTGCACTGCAGCAGATGGGGAGCGAGCTGCAAATGTCCGTACTCATGCAGGCCAATCACAGCCACATTGAAACCGTCATTTTTGGTTCCGGCGTCGAGCTCCTGATCCCAGAGCCGCAGCCGGAAGTAGATGTTAACCTGCCGCCGTGGAGGGTTGATGCATGAGACAGACAACTGTCCATGTGACATACAACGGTAAACAAGTAACTAAGATATTCACGGGAAAGATCGTTTCAGCTACTTACGCCGATGGTGCGAGCGGAGAGCTGGACGATCTTTCTCTCGTTTTTGAAGATAGAGTTGGCCAGTGGATCAGTTCCTGGGCTCCGAAAGAAGGAGACACAATCGATGTTGCAATTGAGACGACTGACCAACTCGCAACAGGGGTTGTAAAAAAGTTCAAACTTGGAAAGTTTTTTGTTGATGAGTTGGAAGTGTCGGGAGCTCCTTCTTTGATCACGATCAGGGCAACTTCTCATCCAGCTGCTGCGGAGATAAAGCAGACGAAGAGGACGAAGGTTTGGGAAAAAGTCACCCTGAAGCGCATAGCGGAGGACGTTGCAAAGCGTGGAGGAATGAAGCTTGTATATGATGTTGCGTTCAATCCTACCTACGATCGTATCGACCAGACCGAGCAGACGGATACGGCCTTTTTGTACTCACAGGCCGCGAAAGAAGGCGTAGGAATAAAGGTCGCAAACGGAAAGCTAGTCCTGTTCGATGAAGCGGCGTACGAGAAGAAAACACCTCTCCTCGACATAGACCTTTACGGCGGAAAAGTTACAGACTATTTATTCCGATGGTCGTCCAGCAACACTCGTTATGTAGCATGTCAAATCGTGTACACGACTCCGAAGAAAAAGAAAACCATATCGGCCACGTATCGGGCACCAGGCGCACCGATGCAAGGTCCCATCCTGAAACTGAACCAGCAAGTTGATTCCGAAGCGGAAGGCCTACGTATTGCCAGGAATGCGTTACGCGATAAGAATAAAGAGGCAGGGCGGGCACGACTGACATTGGTTGGAGATCCAAGGCTTATGACTGGTATTACGATCAAGATCGTAAATGCAGGTCAATTTTCAGGTATCTATATAATTGAGTCTGCCACGCATCAAGTTGACTCAGGCGGGTACACAACGAGCCTAGAAATCAGAAAAGTATTGGGGTGGTGAGATGAACCAGCGAACTATAAAAATAGGTACGGTAACAGCGGTATCGCAGGAAACGGGAGCAGTGCGCGTGTCCTTTTTTGATATGGATGCCGCAGTATCAGCCTTGCTTCCTGTCATAATGCCAACAGGCGTCGTACAGATGCCTAAAGTGAAGGATAGCGTTGTCTGTATCTTTCTCTCTTCAGGAAGCAACGACGGTTTTTGCTTGGGCGGTACCTACTACATTCAGGGAGAAAAACTTCCTACCGGAACTCCAGCAGCTGTCCGAACTGTAAAGTTGAGCGGTACGGCTGCCAGCGTGCCATATCCGGAAGGTTGGAAGACGGATGATACATTTATTCTCGCGATGAAAGGCGTAGTCAAGGGGCAGCCGCAGCAGCTCACAGGATACAAGGCTACTTACTCCGGCAGCGGCATCAACATCGAAGCGCCCCCGGATAGCGCTCTCACGGCGGTAATGCTGGGGAGGGTGGTCACATGATTGGCAGCTTGGGTCCAATCAATTTTTTGGTAACTAGCTCGAAAATAAGGACGTTCGACAACTTCACTCGATCAAGCTCATCACGTTTTGCAGAGATCGATGTAATGGGCAAAAGTCCAGTCTTGCAGCACATTGGTCCAGGGCTCGACGATATCGGATTCACTATGCGATTCGACTACCTTTTCGGGCTCAATGTTCGTTGGGAAGTTAGCCGCCTATCTACGTTGCAGCGTGAAGCAAAGCCGCATGCGCTAGTTATTGGCGGGCTACCCATTGGCCGGTACCGCTGGGTAATAGAAAGCCATGAACAGGTATGGGAGAAGATCGACGCCAAAGGTAACTTGCTCACGGCTGACATCGATATCAGGTTAAAGGAGTATCTGAAATGAAGGTTAACTTTCATCCGGCCACTAGGGCAGAAGAGATCGAACAGAATGTGAAGTGCATTATCGATACCGTTATGGGTACTGTTCCTTTATTCCGCAATTTTGGACTCGATACTCCGCAGGATGTGCCTGTGCCATTCCTAGAATCGCAGTTGACGATCAGGGTTACCGAAGCAATCCAGGAGTATGAGCCACGAGTAGAGGTCACAAAGGTAATTGTAGAGACTGGAGAGAACGGAAAAGCATTTCCACTGGTGGATTACAACATAGTAGAGGAGGGGAAAGACGTTGGCACTGAACGACCTTCCTGATATTCAGTTCGTAGAAGTAGACGTGTCGAAGACCGTACAAAACATGATAATTACGTATGAGGCGATTACTAACCGCAAGCTATATCCTGCGGATCCGGTACGCCTCTTTTTGTTGTCAATTGCTCAAATCATTGTGCAACAGCGTGTGATCATCAATCAGACGGCCAAACAAAACCTGCTACGCTACGCCCAGGGCGATTACTTGGATCATTTGGGGGCGATGGTCGAGACGGAGCGCCTGGATGCTGCTCCGGCAATGACGACTGTCCGCTTTCATCTATCCATTCCGCTGTCAGAGGCAGTGCTGATTCCTGCAGGAACTCGTGTAAGCCCTGGGAATGAAACGTTCTTTATGACGTCCATAGTTGGTGAAATAAAGCCAGGAGCATTGTATACCGATCTAACCTGCAGCTGTATGACGCCTGGACAGGGAGGAAACGGATTTATTCCCGGTCAGATATCAACTCTCGTGGATCCCTTACCGTGGATCGATAGAGTAGAGAACATTACAGAGAGTAGCGGCGGAACAGATCGTGAAGACGATGATCGATACCGACAGCGCGTATATACGTCACCGGAACGGTTCAGTGTTGCCGGTCCTACTGGCGCCTATGAGTATTGGGCGCGCAGTGCGAACAAGGACATCCTGGATGTCTTGGTGTGGTCACCTGCTCCTGTGGAAGTTGAAATCCGCGTGCTTATGCGGGACGGTGAGCTGCCGTCATCGGACATCCTTCAGGCGGTGCATTCTGCCTGTAATAGCGACCGAGTACGGCCTTTGACGGACAAGGTGACAGTCCTTGCTCCTGATGCAGTCAACTATGATATCGACATGACCTACTGGATCGACAGCCGCAATGCAACGGACGCGGCTAGTATCCAGTCGAGGGTGCAACAAGCAGTTGAGACATACATTCAGTGGCAAAAGGCGCGTATCGGTCGGGACATCAATCCATCGGAGTTAATTCGTTTGACCATGAATGCCGGAGCTCGTCGAGTGACTGTGAACTCGCCAGCACATAGCGTCGTGGAGAAAACACAAGTCGCCATTGCAGGCACCCCGAAGGTGACATATGGAGGGCTAGAAGATGATTGATATCGGACAGATCCGACTTATCGACCTGATCCCGCCAAATCTCCGTGAGGACGAGAACGTGTATGCAGCTGCCGAAGCGATTGACGCTGAGCTACAGCAGGCGACAGAGATTATGCCAGGCGTGGCCATCCTGCACAGCATAGACAAACTTGATGAGCAATGGGTGGACGAGCTCGCATATCAGTTTCATGTTGACTTCTACGATCCGGAACTTCCGCTAGAGCAAAAACGCGAGTTGGTCAAAAACTCGCTTGCCTGGCACAAGCGGAAAGGCACGCCGTCGGCGGTGGCTGAACTGATCACAACAATATTCGGTAGCGGACAGGTAGTCGAGTGGTTTGATTATGGCGGGAAGCCAGGTCGTTTTAAAGTGACAACCTCAGATCCTACAGCCACGAATGAGAGGGCACAAGAATTTCTCGCTGCGATTAACTCAGTCAAGCGCTTATCAGCGAAACTCGAAAAAATTGAACTATTGAAGACTGGAACCATGGATCTGAACGTGGGATTCGTTTTCCATTCTGGTAAGAGATTATATATTGAACAGGTGGTGTAGGCATTGGGTGCATTCACAATAATGATCACCAACAAAGGAAAGGCTCTTCAGGCAAAAGCACAGACGGGAGTTGAGTTGCAATATACTCGTTTCCGTGTTGGCGATGGGCAGCTTGGCGGGCGGCCAATCTCAGACCTAACCGGGCTTATTAATCCTGTTATGTCATTGCCCATTTCAAAGTTGCAAACTCGTCCAGGTGGTCGGGCGGTGGTGGGCACCGTTATGACAAACAAGGATGTTACTACTGGATTTTTCTTCCGTGAGCTCGGTATATACGCTCAGGATCCTGATGTTGGTGAAATCCTTTACTGCTACGGGAATGCTGGTGAGACGGCCGATTATATCCCAGCAAAGGGCGGCTCTAACATTATCGAGGAACCGATAGATATTAGCACGATCGTTGGAAATGCCTCCAATGTAACAGCTGGGATAGACGAATCCCTTGTGTGGGCATCGCATGATGACGTGGAAAAATCGCTGGCTGATTCAAAGGCGTATACGGATCAGAAGGCAAAAGACCTAAATGATGAACTAGCAACGGTAAAGCAGTCTGGCGCTAATGGGAAAAGTAAATTGGAAACCACCATTATCGCCAAGAAAGGTACGGTTTCCAAAAAAGGTGATGTTGCGGAATTCGACGAATTGGACGCTGGCATTAAAAGCATACCTGTTGGTATTGATACAAGTGACGCAACCGCTACAGCCGCTGAAATTATTTCTGGCAAAACAGTGTATGTAAAAGGCGCGAAGATGACGGGCACGATGCCAGACCATGGCGCACTGGTCATTACGCCGAGCGGGCTTGCAGATGTCGTTATTCCAGACGGTCGGCATGCAGGAAGTCGGGTGGCGCGTGTGAACGTCCCTGCAGATCGAGTTCGGAACGACACCAACATTGCGGGCGTGCAAGGAACCATGCCGTTTCGTTCTGCTGAAAATGTCCATATGCCAAGCACAGAGCAAACGGTATGGCCGGGGGATCGTGTCTTCGTTAAGCCACCATATGGCTACTACGATGGGGCATCATGGGTTACCGCGCCAGCGCCTCAGTTGAAGCCTGAGAACATTTTAAAGGAAGCAAATATCCTAGGTGTGCAAGGTACAGCAGAACGTGCTGTACCCGGGAGGATAAGCATTACATACTACTCGGGACAACGTCCGAATGTACCCGGGGAGAAAACCTTTTTTGAGTTGGCGACCATCCCAGCTGGCGTCAAACTCATAACTCTAACAAAGCCAGACTGTAGAAGCTTCGTATTTTGGGCCCATGGCTTTATAGGCTTTTTGCTACGCGACGACCTCGGAAACGAAATCGATATTGCAAGCAGCTCTATAACTGTTTCTATTGATTCATTCGTTTTGGACTTTTACAGCAGAACTGCATCCGCCAGTGGCACTAGCGATGGGCACGCTGTGTTCAGCAGGAATATCCAACCGGAGTTCAATCAAAACTCAACAATGAAGCTTGGGTATACGATTAGATCTGGCGACAGCGGCGTTTCATATTTTGATGCGAATTTTACAATCACACACATGTGAGGTGAGGAAAATGTATATTGCATATGATATTGTGTCGAAACATACCGGAAAGGTACGGGCGATATATCACAACCCTGTACCTGAACAGATAGATCTGGAGCCTAAGGGTTTTCATGCTGAATCAATTCCAGTGGCGGAAGGAAAGGCAGGTTTAACACCGTATTTGATGGCCAAGATTGATACGAAGGAACTGTACTACGATTATGTAACCGTGACGGAGCCACCAATCGAATCACCTGAGATAGATAAATTAAAGTTGGCAGTCGCAGAGCTTGCAGAAACACAGGAAGCAGACAGCACTAATACTAAGCTTGCTCTTGCAGAGTTGGCAGAGATAGTCGCGGGAGGTGGAAAATAGATGGCTCAAATTTATTGTGATCTGATCAAGCTTGGATTCCGAAGTATTGAGCAAGTACCGCTCACATGGCGAGATGCTGTACAAAATATGCTTGAAGCTTAAGGCGCTACCGCATAGACGGCCAGCGCTATTTTTATGCCCTCACGGCAGCGTGAGGGCTATTTCTATTTCACCTAAAGGGGGATTTATATGGAACGCTTTATTGAATTTGTTGGACAACTCGTAGGAGACTACGGCACAAAGCAAGTAGCTGCAGCTGGTGGTTTTGGTGTTGTTGGGGCATATCTGTTCGGCGGATGGCCACTGCTGCTGCAGGTGCTTCTGATTATGACGGTGGCTGACTTTATCACTGGTATTATGGCTGCCGGAACAGAGGGCAAGCTGCGCAGCAGTCGCGGCCTAGTTGGTATCGCCCGTAAGGTATTTATTTTCGTGATTATTTCCATAGCTCATCAAGTGGACACGGTTCTCGGCGATCAGCACATGCTCAGGGACGCTACCGTGTTTTTCTATATGGCGAACGAGCTGCTGTCGATCATCGAGAATGGTGGCCGTATAGGAGTTCCAATTCCTGGCGTGATTAAGCAGGCAGTCGAGGTTTTGAAAGGAAAGGGCGGGGATAACGATGGCAATCGAAATTAAGCAACGTTTGTTGCCAGACGGCCGTACGAACAAGCCGAGCAAGCCGATGACTCCGCAATGGCTCACCGTCCACAATACGGATAATGAATCGGCCGGAGCAACGGCAGAGGCGCATAGTCGATATATTCTGAATGGCAGCGGTGGCATGGAGAAAAGTTGGCACTATACCGTTGACGATAAGGACATTTTCCAGCATCTACGGGATACCGAGCAGGGTTGGCATGCCGGTGATGGTTCGGATCCAGGCAATGCGACGAGCATTGGTATCGAAGTCTGCATGTATGCAGGAATGGACGAGGAAGCAGCCTGGCGTAATGCTGCTTGGCTTGTAGCTCGCCTAGCTAAGAAATACGACATCCCATTGCTGCGTATCGTTCCGCACAAGCATTGGACGGGTAAAAACTGCCCGAGTCGCATTTTGCCGCAGTGGTCGAAGTTCCTAAACATGATAGACAAAGAATTGAACGCCATTGACAAGCCGCAGCAGCCGAAGCCAGAACCGAAGAATGACGTAACGGTTGTTGTTGATGGCAAGCAGATAAAAGACGGAATGCTCGTTAACGGGGTAACCTATGTACCTACCCGAGCGATTGCAGAGGCTTTCGGTGCTGACGTCAAGTGGGATCAGGCACAGAAAACGGTAACTATATCCAAGGGGGCGGCAAAGTGAGCAAGGCGACATACAGCAAATGCACGTCGTCTAACGGCGTCGTGCTCCATGCCCTAAAGTGTAGCCCAAACGATGTCCAGCTGCGATCCTGCCGGACAAACCTATGCAACCAGCAAATGACCGCCATCAATGGCGGTTTTTTCGATTTTGCAAGTGGAGCATTGTTGTCGATTTCCGTCCAAAACGACAAGCCCGTGAAGGGTAGCCGTGGCGGTTACGGCAGCGGCTGGCACAATGCTAAATATGCGCGCGGTACTCTTGTTTGGGATGCAGCAGCGCGTCGTTACTCCGTCCAAGTCGTGAAGTCAGCCGATGAACTGCAAGTAGCAGACCGCAATCGTTACTGGGCACAGGGCGGGATTAGTATGAGTTTGCAGAATGAGTCTGGATGGGAACGAATCGCACATCTGCAGAACATGCCGAACATGTCAGGAAAGGTGTACCGAACTGGCCTTGTATATGGTTCAGGGATGAGCATGTGGATGGTAGTCACAAACACGCCATGCACCGCTGAACAATTCAGATCGGCAATAAAGCAAAAGATCGGCAGCGGCACGCTTACTGATGGAATCTTCTTGGATGGCTCGGGATCCTCACAATTGCGTCATGGATCCGCAAGTCTTCAGGGAGATGGTCGAACGGTATATTCTATTGTCTCAATAATGTGATATACTGGTAATGTGTGGTGCTTACCACGCGAAAAAGAGTCGTATGGGAGGGCATCCCTGCGACTCTTTTTTATTGCCCTGATATGACGCATTATTTTATAATAGGAACATTAGTTCCTATTGGAGGGTGCGATCATGAAGGATTGGCGGGAAGAACTGAACCACAAGCCAGTAACAGAACGTAAGCAAGCCAAGTCGCCTCATTTATGTAACTGTATGGCTGCGATGCGTGGACGCTGGGTGGATGGCGTGTACATGTGCATTAAATGCCAGAAGCCAGTGTATGGTTGAAGAAGCAAAGCCCCGGATTAATCCGAGGCTTTTTTACTTTCCACCTAGTTCTTTGTATAGTTTCTTAGCTTTATCGATTTCACCTTTTTCAAGGTGTTCCGCTATCTTCAGATACTTCTCCATGTCTTCCCGAAGAGATGCTTCGGCGATAACCCTTAAGCCTTCTATGTGAGTTTGTTTTGATGGGTCGTCATTTTCAACTCTTGTTATAGCATCGTTAGCATTCCAGAGTAACGACTCAGTGCTATATGGATCTTTCGATGGATCTTTTGAGCATGCAGATAATAGAAGAGTTGCCATAAGAGCAGAAATGATGATTTTCTTCATCTAAAAGTTCCTCCTATGTTTGATATGTGTGAGCTGTCTTATAACATATATTATATGTAGAAACAAAACTACAAAGGTAACCGGGATAACTTAGTCGTACATACAATGTGTAAAACGTGTGTAAAATAAATCCGATTTCTATCTGATTATATCGGAATCTAAGGCGGGTGGGAATACAAACAAAAAAGCCCCAAAACCTTGATGTGACAATGGTTTTAGGGCTGTAAGTTAGTTTTTAAACTTGAACATCTGAGATT